TAGTAGGCGAGGAACCGGACGAAATCCCGGTAGCGTCTGCAACCGGAAAAGCCGGCCAGAACATCACCATCAAGGTGGAGGTCAAAGCAGAGCCTAAATTTACGATTGAAGGCAGCGGAGATAACACTGACGAAAACAAAGTGGTGGCCATATTGAAAGCCTATATCCGCGAAATGACTGACGACATCGGAGACGAGCTGGCAGAAAGACTGGCCCGCATTTTTGCAAATATGCCGGTGAAAGGAGGAGCTGAAGCGTAATGGATATATACCTTACTGAAATAGAAACAGGAGCAAGGCTGGCGCTTTCTATGCTCCCCGAGAAGGCAAAGCAAAAAGGCGATACCGCATTTCAGGTCTATGACATTATAAACGTCGGGGAGGTAAGGATCCCACGAGGGACCAACCTTTTAACTTTCTCGTGGAGCGGTACCCTCCCCGGCAAAAGCCGAAGGAACGCCAGCTATGTAAAATCACAATACTGGCAAAGCCCAGAGGAAATCCAGAACATCTGGGAAAGGTGGCGTAAAGAAGGGACAAAGTTAAGGTTAATGGTCACAGAGACGCCAATCAACCACGATGTATATCTGGACGGATACACGGCAGAAGCCACCGGAGGAAATGGCGACTACGAATACAAAATCAGCTTCGTAGAAGCAAAGCCTATTGAGGTTTATACAGTAAGCGAGCTAAACATCAAACCAAAGGCACAGACAAATGCGACAAGCTCGTCAACCAGGCCTCCGGCACCAAAGGCCGCGGCCAAGACTTATACCGTCAAGAGTGGAGATAGCCTCTGGAAGATTGCACAAGCGACCCTTGGCAAGGGCGGAAGGTATATGGAGATATACAACCTGAACACGGATAAGCTGAAAAACCCAAATACCATATACCCCGGACAAGTTCTAATGCTGCCGAGTTAGGAGGTGAAGAGCCACGATCGATATAAGCAAAATCAAATACAAGGCAGTACTGGTTACATCTTCAGGAAAACAAATCGATGTAACCCAGGCTGCCGAAAGCATCGGATGGGAGGAAGGCGACGCAGAACTGGCCATGAGGACGGCCGTAGCACTCCACAACATCACATACGAAGGCAAAAAACTCTCCAGTATTGCACAACCAGGATGCATAGTAGTAATTATTGCAGACTGGGGAACCGGCAGCGACGAGGTCGCCAGAGGAACCATCGTGGAATGGGAACCTGGAGAAATCGGGAACACGGCCACGATATTTGACATTATGGCTTATGATGAGCTCTTCAACCTTCAGCAGAGCCAGGACAACCGGTATTATGCAGCCGGCACAGGGACAAAATCGGCCATCATGGGGATATTCAACGACTGGGGAGTGCCCGTCGAGAAGTACGAAGGCCCGGACGTAGCGCATGCAAAGACGCCTTTCAAAAACGAGTATTTGAGCAACATCCTCCTTCAGCTTCTGGACGATGCAGCGAAGAAAGGTGCTCCAAAATGCATTATCCGAGCCACCAAAGGCAAGGTAAGCGTGCTGCCGAAAGGGAGCAACAAGACAATATACCACTTTGATGAAGACACAAACGCGGTGCTGGTTAGAGATAAAATCAGCACCGCGGAACTTGTCACCAGGGTAAAGGTGGTAGGCAAGGAAGACAGCGAAGGCAGGCAGCCGGTAGAGGCCGTACTCGATGGCCAAACCAAGTATGGTATACGCCAGAGGATCTACAACAGATCCGAAGACGACACACTGGCCACGGCCAAATCAGCGGCCCAGGAAATGCTGGACGAGCAAGGCAAGCCGGCCAGGACAATAGTCCTCGAAGCTCCGGACGTGCCAATGATCCGGAAAGGAGACAAAATCCACGTCAAGGCCGGAACCCTCAACGGGTACTACATCATCAAGGCTATAAGGCATGACGCCGGCAGCAGAACCATGACCATGGAGCTGGAGGACGAAAAAGACAAAACAACAACAGCTACTACCACCCAGGCCTCAACCACTGCAGCTGCAGCTTCAAGCTCCGGAGAGTTCAACAAGGGAGATACCGTAATCTTGAACGGACCGGTATACCGCGACAGCTACGGTAACGGCAAAGGAAAAACATTCACCAACCGGAAATGCACCATCACCATTAAAGTGGATACTTCAAGGCCATGCCCATATCACGTGGACGCCATCGGCTGGGTAAAACCAAATACAATAACTAAAGCATAGGAGGTGGGAGGATGAAGCCATCATCGGGCAACCCCGGCATAAACAAGCTGGCAAGAGTAATGCAGCAACGCATGCAGGAAGTGAATAAATCCCCCCTCTTGCTTGACTTTGGAGTAATTCAAGACGATTACAGCTTGCTGACAAACACATTCCCGATACCAATACCTAAAACAGATTACCTGGTATGCAGGGACGCAACTCATAACCCAGGCAAACCATTAACCCAGACAAAAACAGAAGCGAACCATTCTCATGATGTAGTGCTTCCAGAAAGCATGCGCTGGCTTAAACCAGGAGACAGAGTCCTGGTAGCTTGGGTACAAAACGATGCCGTAGTCATTGACATTGTACTACCGGCAACAAAGATAGGAGGATGATCATATGGCAGAAAAAAACCTGTTTCCTGTCTTTGAAGTTCCAGAGATTAAGATATCGACACCTGCAGAAGAGCAAAAATACAAGCCGAGTGTTTATTTTGATTATGAGCTTGGAGACTTCAGACGAGATGGGGCCAATAAACTGGTGATGGCCGATGGGAAAGAAGCATACAAACAGTGGTGCATTAAAACCGTGCTGACTGAACGCCTGGAAAGAATGGCATATAGCAGCGATATAGGAATCGAGCTTCACGATGCACTAAAGCAGGCAGACAGACAAGCAGTAGAATCGGCCCTGGAGAGAACTATCACGGAGGCGCTCATGGTCAACCCAAGGACAGAATACGTCCGCGGATTTGAATTCATGTGGACCAGCGACAGCATACATTGCGAGTTCATTGTAAAGGGCAAGGAATGGGAAGAACAAAAAATAGGCGTGAACTTTCAAACATAAGGAGGTGGAATGAATGTCGATACCAGAGTTTACACCGCCCAGTTTCCTGAATGATCAGGATGCCGAAACAATTCATAAGCGCATGATGGAGAATCTGCCACCAGACATAGACGATACGGAAAACGGCTTTCCTTGGGATTTTACAAAGCCTACAGCGCTTGAAAAAGCGGAAATGCTGGAATTCCACCTCGTAGAAACGCTGAAGATAATGTTCCCGATGTGGGCGTATGACGAGTGGCTGGACTATCATGCCAAAGGACGCGGCATAACAAGAAAACCTGCAAATCCAGCTTCAGGAGAGCTCCTGATAACAGGAGTACCAGGAACAACAATACCTGCAGGTTTCAGATTTGCCGCACCGGCCACGGCGGACACGCCGGCAATTGAATACCAGACAACTGAAAAGTATACCATCGGAGAAGACGGGACCGTCAGAGTTCAGGTAACGGCCGTAGAGCCTGGCATTAAAGGAAATGTACCGGCAAATACGGTCACTTTGATGATGACACCAATCAAGGGCATTACATCAGTAACCAACGAAGCAGCAATCACAGGCGGGACCGAAGTAGAGAGCGACGACGAGCTGCGCAACAGGATCATGGAAATTGACGCAGCCAGTGAGGCCAGCTTTGTAGGCGGCGATGGCGATTATAAGCGATGGGCGGAGGAGGTTCCTGGCGTGGGTACCGCGTTGGTAATGCCGGAATGGGCAGGACCAGGAACGGTGAAAGTGGTCGTAATTGACGCCAACGGCCAACCGGCCAACCAGGCGATAATTACTGCAGTTTACAACAACATAATGTCGCCGGACGACAGGCTGCAGAGGAAGGCTCCAATAGGCGCCACGGTCACCGTAGAGGCACCGACGGCCAAGGAGATAAATTATAGCTTCACGCTCGAATTAAAGGCAGGTGAGAACCAGGAAACTGTTCTGGAACGTTTCAAAGCGCAGCTTCGAACATACTATGTCGAAGCCAAGAAAGAAGGAGTAGTGAGATACAACAGGGTAAGCTCAATTTTAACCAACACAGAAGGAGTGAAAGACTTCACGGGACTGACCATGAACGGAGGTACCGTCAATATCGTGCTTGAGGAGGACGAATACCCGGTAACAGGCACTATTGATCCGGGCGGAGGTGGTGGCGAATGAATTTAGAGAATTTCCCTACCAGCCCGGCGGCCAAAAGAATGATGAAGACCGTATCACCGATTTATGACAAGTCCTATGTAGCAAAGTGGATATTCCAGGTCATGGGCCTGGAGATAGACGAGGCATGGCAGTTTATCGAAGAGCTGCGCCTTCAGGCATTCCCGGAGACGGCCACATGGGGAATAACATACTGGGAGCAACGATACAATATCCCGCCCGATGAAAGCCTATCCCTTGAGGAACGTAGGCAGCGCGTAATCATCAAACGGGGGAAGCGCTCTCCAATGAACCCGGCAAGAATTGAACGGATCGTAAGGGATGTAACAGGAAGAGAGGCCACAGTAACCGAAGAAAACGGGACATACACCTTTCATATTTCCGTTTTGCCAGGAGAGTCAATGGTGGACTACCAGGAGCTGATAAACACTGTAAAAAGCGTCAAACCTTCGCATCTTTCATTTTCAGTGCTTTTTCAGACCGAAGTAACAATGACAATCCGGGTAGATAACCAGGCATATGCATTCGAATATCCACTCACAGGAACCATCCCGGATATTAACACGGTCGGAGGCATAGAACACGGCGCAATATTACCGAGCATTACAGCAAAAGGCTCGGTTTTTGATTATCAGCTTTGTGGTGAAGCAGAGCGCGACCTATAGAAAGGAGGAAAGCCATGGGATTGTTAACAGCTGCAGCGATTGAAGGGTATAAGGAGTATACCAGGAAGACAATCGCATATGCCAGATACAAAGCAGGCGGCAATTATTACAAAGCTAAAATTTCTTCTGTTTCCGTCCTTCCGGATGGCAGGCTGGCGGTCGATTTCCTGATCGACCATACGGTACCAGGGGACATCAATGTGACGGAGGTTCAACTTTACGACACAAACAATAACCTCTGGCTTTCAAAACCGGAGAGCCTGGCCCGAAAGGATGTGCAAGAAGGGATTTTATACAGGTTCACATTCATAATCCAGGAAGGGTAGGTGAAAAGCGTGCATAATCAAACCGAATGGAAAGATCATGTGACCCAGTTTCCGAACCGAAGGATCATAACAGACAACGGCGACGGAACAGTCACAGTAACAAAAGCGCAGGGAGAGGTTATCCAGCAAGGAACCCCTCAAAGCGCGACCAACTTCAACAACGTAGAGAACGGGATCCAGGACGCCCATACGGCCTTTCAGGTATTCCTGCATTACTTCATGCAGTTTGACCGCTGGATCAGGCAGAAGGTGGCGGACTTCGCGGCCGAGTTTCTCAATGAAATTCAGACCGTCACCCTTACCAACACCCTGAAATTCCCGTTCAACGACAGCGCCTACACCGTGAGTTTAGTGACCACCAGGAAGACCCTAAACTACGATGTGAGCTGGGAGATAGTCAGCGCAAACGGCAATGTCGGAGACATTACCGTGTTTGATAAGCAGCTGAATGGTTTCAAGATTGCCTTTGATGGCAGCGCCACAAGCGTAACATTGAAATTAAGGATTAAAGGAGGAATGCTCGTATGAAGGTAATTGAAAAGAACGAAGGCCCCAAAATTGCCTATGAAGAAAACGGAACAAAAGTAGCATTTGGAGACGATGAGCTCACCATTAATGTTGCTAAATACCAAAGGGACTGGCCAGTGCACATTGATATCTGCAGCAACAGGGACAAGCAGCTGGCAATAGGCACAGGAGAAGGCCTGTACTATGTAGCACAGCTTGATATCCCTGAAATCAAATACACAGAACCGGAGAGCGAAGAGGAAATCCCAGAGCCGCTGCCAATAGACATGGACGAGGTCACATTGACGCTCTGGAGCCTTGAACATCCGGTACCAGTAGAAATATAAAGGAGGACTGACAGATGGCAAATTTTGATTTGGTAAATTTAGCACTCAAAGCAACATGCCCAGGAAATGAAATCATCCTGGACGACAAAGGACTACCCAGTGTAATGGTCCGCATTCCTAAATTCAAGATTAAGGACGTTATCGACGGCGGGAGCAACAGCGTACACCCCGCTTTTATTGTGAATGGCGTCGAAGTTCCAGAAATTTATATTTCAAAATTTCAGAACGTGATCCACAACGGCAGAGCTTACAGTTTGCCAGGAGAGGATCCAAGGACAAGTGTTACATTTGACACTGCAAGGCAGGCCTGCGAAGCAAAGGGACCAGGCTGGCATCTTATGACAAACGCCGAGTGGGCGGCCATTGCATTGTGGTGCCGCAAGAACAATCTCATGCCAAAGGGAAATAACAACTACGGCAAGGACCACACCGAGAGCACTTATGTAGCAATTCCCACCTACTATGAAAGCGGCAAAATCGCGAGAGTAGCGACTGGAACAGGCCCTGTCACATGGAGCCATAACGGAGAAGTAACCGGCATATGGGATTTGAACGGAAATGTATCAGAATGGGTGGGCGGATATCGCGTCAAGGACGGAGAAATCCAAATACTGCCCAATAACGATGCTGCAGATGCAGATAACAGCCAGGCGGCAGATAGCACAAAATGGAGAGCTATCATGCCAGACGGGTCTCTTGTAGATCCAGGAACGCTAGGAACATTAAAGTGGGATTACACAGCTGACCCTGGAACGGTATCAGCAGAAAAGCCCTTCAGGCTAAATACCGTACTTGAGTTCCAACAAACAGTAGAAGCTCCATATGGTTCAATGGCATTCCATTCATTAACTGCAGCAGACGGGGTAACAGTTCCGGAAATCCTGAAAGCACTCGCTTTATTCCCTGCTGACAGCGGAGATCACGGAAGCGACAGAATTTACATGCGCAACATCGGAGAAAGGCTCGCGTCTCGCGGCGGCAGCTCCTGGTACCACGGTGCCAGCGCCGGTGTGTTCTACGTGCGCGGCACCCACTCCCGTTCGGACTCCAGCACGACCCTCGGCTTCCGTTCCGCTTATGTAAGTCTGTAAAAAAGGAGGGATTCTGATGTATATGCAATTTGAGATTAACGGAGGTGACATAATATGAACGAAGTTATTATAAATGCATTATTTGCACGCATAAAGGCAGGGCATATGACAATTGAGCAAGCGCCAACACCTTATCAAGGAGAGCTTCAAGCAAGACTAGAAGAAGAATCGGAGGAATGATGCTATGGCGACATGGCATGAAGTGAAGTTC